ATGGATCGACCCGAGCGAGAAGAAGGAGTCCGCTTCCGAGGAATAAGATATGCGCCGCTTCCCTCGCAACGCAGATTTCACGCTTCCATTGCCCGATTCAAGGGGTTTTCGGGGCCTATCGGATCCGGAAAAAGTCAGGCACTTTGTCAGGAAGCAATCAAGCTGAGTTATATCAATAGCGGCCGCGTCGGTCTGATCGGCGCCCCTACTTATCCGATGTTGCGCGACGCAACGCTAGCCACTTTGTTTGAGATTTTGGACACCAACCACCTGCCATATGAGTACAGCAAAGGCGATAACGTGCTGACGATGGCCGACAGCGGCTCACGCATCCTTTGCCGATCGGTCGACGAGTTTCAACGCCTCCGCGGTACGAATTTAGCTTGGTTCGCGCTTGACGAGTTGACTTATACTCCCGAAGCCGCCTGGCTGGTTTTGGAAGGGCGTCTTCGTGATCCCAAAGCGCGGCGGCTTTGCGGGTTCGCCGTTTGGACCCCGAAAGGTTATGACTGGGTTTATCGAAAGTTCATTGCAGAGCCCGTCAGGGGCTACGAAGCCACTATCGCGACGCCTTTCGAAAACCGCTATGTCCTCGAACAAATTCCGGACTTTTATGACCTGCTCAAAGATAGCTACGATGAGTCCTTTTTCCAGCAGGAAGTTCTCGGGAAGTACCTGAACGTGCAAGCCGGACCCGTATATTACGCCTTTGAGCGGCCGGAACACATTACCGATCTGCAAACCATTCCCGAAGCGCCGTTATTGTGGGCGCTCGATTTCAACGTGGACCCGATGTGTTCTGTTGTCGCCCAAATCGTCAAGGGAACTGTATACGTGCTGGATGAAATCGTCGTGCGGCATGCCAGCACGCTGCAGGCCTGCGAGGAGTTTAACCGTCGCTTTCCGGCGCATCCCGCAGGCGTGGTCGTTTATGGAGACGCCTCCGGAAACACCGTTCATACAACGGGCGCCTCGGACTATCACATCGTTCGTGAATATTTCGCAGCCAACTATAACGGAACCTTGCACTACAAGATTCCAAAGGCCAACCCCGGCGTCCGCGACCGGACTACTCTTACCAACGCCAAGCTGAAAAGCGCCGACGGCGTCATCGAACTATTCGTGAATCGTAAGTGCATAGAGCTGGTTAAGGACTTCGAACAAGTCTGTTACAAGGCCGACAGTAATGTTCCCGATAAGGAGCGAGACCGGCGCCGCACGCACCTTTCAGACGCACTCGGCTATCTTCTTTGGCAGGAATGTCGTCCGCTACAGCGAATTGGATATCGTGGCAAGCGGTTGTTATAAGTCTCCATGCACAATATCAACGTAGAACATCCGGAGTACGGAGCCTGCAAGAGCATGTGGCGTAAGTATAACGATCTCTACGTTGGTGGGGAGGAGTTCCGGGAACATGCGACCGAGTATCTGGTACGGCGTAATAAAGAGCCCACCGATGTTTACTATGAGCGGCTCAGTCGCGTGTTTTACGAAAACTACATCGGTTCGATCATCGACTGGTACGCAGCCACGCTCATCCGGAGGGAGCCAATTGTATCCTATGCCGGTGCAAACAAGGCAGGTCAGCAGTTTTTCACTGCCTTTGCCGACGATTGCGATCTAAAAGGAACGCGCTTGGCTGAATTCTTCCGCCATCAGTTGGTACAGGCGTTGATTTTCGGCAAAGCTACATCGTGGTCGACTTTCCGCGTGTAACAGCTCCTGTGGCGAACCGGGCCCACGAGGACGCGATCGGAAAATCGCGCGCCTTTTTAGTGGGGTACACACCCGACGACGTCGTTAACTGGAGCTACGATTCAAATGGCCAGCTCGACTGGGTTGTTCTGCGAACTTCATGGCTACGTCAGGCCGACGCAAAAGGAAGCAATTGGCAGAAAGAGACCCGATGGCTTCAATACGACCGGGAAACTTTTCAGATTTACCAGTCGTTCGAAAACTCAGCCGGACACCACAGCAAGATTGATCTAGTTGACGAAGGCCGGCACGGTCTGGCATCGCAGGCTAAGGTCCCAGTCTTTCAGATGCAGGTTTCTGGAGGACTTTGGTTGATGAATAAAGCCGCTCTGCTGCAATTGGAGCATTTCAATAAATCTAATGCGTTGGCATGGGCTTTAACCATGGGACTCTTTGCCATGCCGGTCATTTACTCTGAGCGTGAGTGGAGTCAGATTGTTGGCGAGTCGTATTACATTCAGCTCGGCCCGGACGATCGATTCGGCTGGACCGAGCCCACAGGGCACGTCTTTCAGATTGCGGCGGATAATCTCGAGCGCCTGAAAGATGAAATGTACCGGGTCTGCTATCAAATGGCGCACGCCGGCAGCGGCAGTTCGACACAGACAAGCCAGTCCGGCTTGAGTAAACAACGTGATTTCAGCATCACCCAGGAGGTCTTACGCGCCTACGGGGATGCCATGAAGCACAGCATGAAACAAGTACTCTGCGCCATCGAGATCGCGCGACAGGATGGACTCGCGATTGATGTGTCGGGATTGGACGAATTCGACATCGGAGACTTCAGCACTGAACTCGACGACGCCAAGAAACTGCTAGAGCTTGGCATACAATCCGACACGCTGAAGAAGCAACTGTTCAAAAGATTGGCGTCGAAGTATTTCTGCGATTTGTCACAGGATGTCAAGAATAGCATAGCGAACGAAATCGACCGGTCATTCGACACGGCCTCGGCAAAATAGGAGAATGCATGGACGAAACGAAGCGGGAACCAGGCACGAAGGGAGAGCCCGACCGCATAGATATTCGGTCCTTAGTAAAACAAGCGCTTGATGAATTTACACGCACACAGCAAGCGAAAGTAGAACCGGCTTATAAAACAGAATTGGAAGAAGAACGAAAACGCCGGGAACAGTTGGAGCGTAGGGTCAACGACCTTGTTCAAGAAAACAAGCGGAGCCGGCAGATCGCAGAGGAGGCTGAGCGCAGCTCGGCCATCAAGTCCGAATTGCAACGCCTCGGTGTCGGGAAAATAGAGTTGGCCTTCAAAGCGGTGAAAGACGACGTGGTTCGTGCGGAGGACGGCCGCTTTATGGCTAAGACAGAAATGGGCGAGGTGCCATTGAAGGAATACCTCGGAGGGTTTGTTGACGCCAATCCTGAATTCTTGCCGGCTCGTATTGCCGGCGGTTCTGGCATATCGTCCACGCACAAACCCACATCAGGAAGTGGGCCGTCGATCGACATCGAAAAGATCAGGCCAGGGATGAGTTCTGAAGACATGGAGCGCGCCCGGCAGGAAATTGCCCGAATTGCCTCCCAAACGCTCCGTAATCAATAGGCTGTTCAGTCCGTAGTTCACATCACTTAAAAAAGTAGAGGAGATAGTCATGCCAGCAATAACGTCTGCCAATGTGGCGTCCGCGATCGTAAAGCTCGTGGCCGCCGATGCGCTGCCAGCGCTTGTCGGTAATCTTGTGATGGGAAATCTTGTGAATCGAGATTATGAACCAACCTTGGCCCAAGCAGGAGACACCGTCAACATCCCCATTCCACCTACACTTGTAGCGAACAATATCGCAGAAGGGTCGACGGTCACCGCGCAAAATCCAAATCTGGGTAATGCGCAGATTGTGCTAAATACTCATGCGGAAGCAACGTTTCAGATACCCGATGTGACAAAAATACTGGCAGTTCCGGACTTGCTGCGAGTGTACATGCAACCGGCGGTGATCGCCATTGCGGAGCGAATCGAATCGGATTTACTTGGGCTCTATGCCAGTTTCACGGCGAATGCACCCGTTGGAACCGCGGGCACACCAATTACGGAAGCCGTTATCGATGCGGCCGAGACCGCACTATTCCAGGCGAAAGTCCCTTCCAGCCAGCCTAAGAATCTGATCGTCGATTCTGCGACCTATTCACAATTGCGGCAGATCCCGCGATTCAGTGAATTTCAAACGGCCGGTGACGCCGGCCTGCGTGCGCTGATCGACGGTACCGTTGGGAAAATCAAGGACTTTTTCGTATTCCGGTCACAGTTTGTGGCGAAGACAGGCAGCGCCCCGCTGACAACCCATAATTTGGCATTTGTTCAAAACGGAATTGGATTGGTAATCCGCCGTCTGCCACAGCCGTTGCCGGGCACAGGCGCCATTGCGGAATATGCGGAGCTGGGCAGCTTCGGGATGCGCGTGATCATGAGTTACCAACCAAACACCCTGTCGCAGCAATTTACAGTCGACGTGCTATACGGCGTGGCGTCTTTAAGGAATAACTTTGCGGTGCAGGTAAATTCCTGAGTCACTCTAGCCATGAATTTGCGATCGTACTTTCAAAAGATCCGGGAAATTGAGCACGGCTTGCGCGAGGCTTTTATTGTGGTGACCAGTCAAGAAACGTCTGATGGTGGTATACGGGGCCTTTTAACAGAAGTTCCGAAGCACTTGGCGGCCAGAATGGTCGCAGACGGCAGGGCATGCCTGGCCAGTGAAGAAGAAAGCCGCGCTTTCCATGAGAAAAAACTCGAAGCCAAGCGCTTGGCGGACCAGGAAGCCGTAGCCAGCCGGATGCAGGTAACACTGGTGCCGACCGCAGAATTGAAGAAGGCCAGCCGCTTACCGAAAGACTAGCGACGGAACAAATAGCGAGATGGCACTATTTACCGATGGGTCAATTTCAACGCTCGACCAGCTCGCAGAACAGGACAGCGCCGTACTCGATGTCGCAAGTACGGAAGGAATTGACGCCGCAGCGAAGTTAACGCTTGCTCAAGAGGAGTTGGGCGTCGAGCTGATGGCCGCATTTTCCCGTTGTTCACCTTCACGAACGGTCCCCTCGTTATGGTGGCCGGGAATGGGTTCTACTTTCCAGGGTATTTTGCAGTTGTCTAATACGGCCGTTACTCCACCGTTGCGTCTATGGCATACGTTCCGCACACTCGCGATGATTTATCGCGAAGCATATAGCAACCAACTCAACGACCGCTATTTAGGCAAATGGAATTCCTATAAAGAGCTTGCTAAGTGGGCTACGGGAATGTTGTTTCAAATTGGCATCGGAGTAGTCTCTAGCCCTGTGTCGGCCGCGCAGGTTCCTGACCTTAATGTTCTCAGCGGCAATCAATCCGCGACGACATACTTCGCACAGGTTACCTGGCTGAATGCAACATCAGAAGAAGGAGCGCCCAGTGCGATCGTTTCCGCGACTGCGCCCGACCAAAACGCAATACAGGTAATGCCCAAAAGCCCTCCGGTGAATGCCACAACCTGGAATGTCTATGCTGGCATATCAATCGATTCAATCACCTTGCAAAATGCAAACCCAATTGATCTCTTAGATTCATGGATCATTCCCGCAGGGGGCCTGGTTACGGGCGCAGCTCCGGGAACCGGGCAAGAGCCAAACTACTATTACGAGTTACCCCGATACTTGCAGCGGGGGTGAGGTACCGTGACCAGCCTTGCGAATACAGCTACATCAAAGCTTGTAACATTTCTAAGCGCTCCAACGGGCGTGAACGCAAATATCGCGGCGTTACAACAGTCGGAAAATGTAGCGCTGGCGTTGATCGCTGCGAAGTCTTTCTTCACCGAGAATGTATCCAGCGATATTGCTGAGAAAAGTCTCGAATACAAATATGCGGCCGTGTACATCTATTGCGGCAAGATCGTGAACTCCTTAAAGGAGAAGTTCAGGACCTTTTCCGGCGTTATTCAAATGGAGATTGACGTCCGGGTATCCCAGGATAGGCTCGAGGGAATCGATCGCAAGTCGCAACTGTATACAGACGCGGTAAGCCAAACGCTGAATCAGAACCGCGGCGATTGGGGGCAAGGAATTTTTTACCCGGGCGGATACGAAATTTCGTTCGGCTCCGTGAAGCACGGGGGGCGCAACTTTATAAAGAGCGCCAAGATCAGTCTCGACTTGGACGCGAGCGTGGATTAAGACCGAAAGGCGCCGGCTACCTTTATGGCAGTTTATATTTCATCGAACGCAAATCGGTTTTACTGTGCTGTAGAAAATATTTACGGCGCTATTCCGGGTATTACGGCGACCAATCGCATCCCTGCGGTTAAGCTGGCGGCCAAGCAGCAATTGGAGGTCACGACACGAAAAGATAAGACCGGTAGCCGCACGTTTGCGGGGCTGCCGGCGGGTGGGCGCCGCAAGACAACCTTCGATCTGCGGACGTATCTGACCACCTGGCCGGGGGGCGTTAACGCGCCCAGTTACGGTCCGCTATTCCAGGCAGCGCTGGGCGGTTCACCAATCGTATTCAATGGCGGAACGGCTGGTAGTGGATCGTCCACTACGACGGTGAGCTTCACGGCACCCCACGGACTAGTTACCGGCCAAGCTGTAACTTACCTGCAGGAGCTTCGTTTTGTAGCGGCAATCATTAACACGACCTCCGTACAGTTGAATGCACCCCTTGCGGTAGCGCCGCCGGCGGGCGCGCCGTTGGGTCCAACCGTAACGTATCTTGCCAGCTCCCAACTTCCGAGTGTGAGCGTGTTTGACTACTGGTCGCCTGCCACTGCCGTACAGCGGATTCTGTGCGGCGCCGGTGTAGATCGGATGACTGTAAAGGTAAACGGCGACTTCCACGAATTCCAGTTCAGCGGCGTGGCCCAAGAGCTTGTAGATAGCAGCAGTTTTGCAGGCGGGGCCGGTCAGCTTAGCTCATTTCCGGCGGAACCTCTGCTCGCGACCTTTGATTATTCGATTGTTCCGGGTCATATGGGACAAGTGTGGCTCGGCGATGCGCCAAACCGCTTTTTCACATTGACCGACGCCGAACTGACGGTGGGAAACAATTTAGCTATGCGTGCACAAGAGTTTGGCTCAAGTTTGCCGAGAGCGCTCGCGCCCGGGACGCGAGAAGTATCCATCACCTTCCAACTTTACGGGCAGGACGATGTGGCAACAAAGGGCCTGTATCAGGCAGCCAAGCAACAGTCTCCGATAACGACAATGCTGCAGCTCGGCCAACAACCGAATCAGTTATTCGGGGCATATCTCAAGAGTCTGGTACCTGAGGTGCCGGAGTATGACGACACCGATACGCGATTGAAATGGCACTTTCGGAGTTCACGTGCGCAAGGAACCGTTGACGATGAGATTAGTGTGGCGTTCGGATAAGGCATGAACTATGAGAGTTGTATTCGGGTGGAATCAAAATCACAGCCCAGCGTTAGTTTCGTTATAGCGAAAATGTCCTTCGGGCGGCGCATGGAATTGATCCGCCGGGTCCGCGAACTGGCGCTCAAGTGTGAATTTCTGAGTGCAGGCAATTCGGGAGAAGAAAAGCTGCAAGCGGCCCTGCTATCGGCCGAAATCGACCGGTTGTATGTGAGTTGGGGCCTGCAAGAAGTGAGCGGCCTGGATGTGGATGGAATTGCCGCGACTCCAGAGTTGCTTGCTTCGACCGGTCCGGAAGAGTTATTCCGCGAGGCGGTAGCGGCTATCAAAGCGCAATGCGGTCTTAGCGAGGATGAACGAAAAAACTAATCGTCGCTTTCCATTTCCATCTTTCAAACCCAGCCGCGTGGAAATGCGACGAATGCCGGAGATGTGGACTGGAAATGCGGCGAAGATGCACGTGGGTGCCGGCCGCGCTGGAGACACCGGCGCATATGGTCTGGGCGCGGGGACGGGTCTCAACTGACGTATGCCCGAAATCATTCGTCACGCCGGACAGCATCGGCTGGGTGGAGGAGTTTCTGGCGCGGAAGTGGCTCCGGCTCGCACTGCCCGTTGAATTGAGCATGCGAGAAGCGGAGGCATTTCTGATCCTTGAACAACAGCTTATTTTGGAGACGAACGGTGGCACAAAGTAGACGCAACGACGGAGGCGGGCAGCATGCCGATCCAGCTTCGGGCGCCGGAAATGTTTCGAATGTGCTCGAAGGGCTATTGCCACCGGGCCTAAGTAACGTTGGCGATACACTTACCGAATTATCCAGAGGAATCGGAGTGCTGGCGCCGGCCACTCAAATTCAAGGTGAGGCTCTTTTAACTAATACGCAAGCACTCCTTGAGAACACAACCGCGCATGCGACCAGCAGTGTTACCGGAACCATCAGTAATATCGCCTCAAACCTAACGGGCGGTATGCTCTCACTTTCGCCTATTTTATCCGGATTAGTGCATCTGTTTGCGGGCGGCGGCGCGAGTACTCCACCTCCGCTGGTTAGTTTCTCGCTTCCCCCCAGCGTTAGTTTCCAGGATGCGAACAAGGCAGGATCTGGGTTTACCGCTGCAGATTACAATCAGAGCGGAGGGCCGCGCGCAATTAACGGCAGCGCCGGAGCATCGCAGCAGCTGCCACCAATAACTGTACAGGTTCAGGCGATGGACAGCCGCTCCTTCATGGATCACAGCCAGGACATTGCCAAAGCGGTGCGTGACGCGATGCTAAATATGCACTCGTTAAACGATGTGATTAGCGACTTATAAATGGCTACGTTTCCGACTCTCAAGACAGGCGCCGTGATACAGTATCCCGCCACCAAAAGTGCGCAATATTCGAGTTTTGTGGCGCGCTTTCTGGACGGGACGGATCAGCGATATAGGCAATACAGCACGCCTCTTCATCGCTGGACTATTCACTTAGACCTACTAGATGACGGCGAGTTGAATACACTCGAACAGTTCTTTATCGCGCAGGAGGGACGTTTTGCAACGTTCACTTTTATCGACCCGTGGACACAAACATCTTTCCCGAGTTGTAGTATTGACCAAGACATTCTGAGTTACCAGCTATCGGCGGAGTCACAAGGCGCAATGAAGCTGATGGTAAGAGAGAACAGAGTGTAGATGCTTTATTTTCCACAGTTGTCATCAGGCGCCGCCGCACAATATCCAATCCGAAAACGCTCGATTGAAAAAACAATCATAAATCTTTCGCAGGACGGAACAACAGACAAATATTCGGATGCGGGCGCATCGTCGTTAGAGTGGCAACTGGCGTTTCAGAATCTGTACGATGGCGAAATCGACACACTCCAGCAGTTCTTCGCAGCCTGCGAAGGGCAGCTCAACGCGTTTACGTTTCTGAATCCCATCGGCAATTTGCTGTCATGGAGTGAGGACTTGGGCCAGCCAGTGTGGGAGAAGAGCACTCTTCTACAATTGACCGCAGGTGTTTCGGATCCGAACGGCGGGCTCACGGCCACACGGATTACTAATCCAACAAGCTCAGATTTGACTCTGCAACAAACCATCGATGCGCCAGGCTGGTTTTCATATTGTTTCAGTGTGTACGTCAGCGGGCAGAGTGCAAACGGCGTGTCGGTTTATCTGCAAGGTGGAACGGCGAGCGTGAGCAGGGCGGTGCCGGTGGCGACAAATTGGGCTCGCATCGCTCTTAGCGGACAGCAGAGTACCACGGCGCAGACAATGACCGCCGGCATTGTGGTGGCAGCTGGGGAATGGCTGGATATCTTCGGGCTGCAGCTTGAGCCTCAACCAGCGGCCTCCGCATATAAGCGAACGTATTCGGCAAATGGCGTCTACGCCGACGCGCATTTCAAAGAAGATATTTTGGACGTTACAACGACGGCGCCGAACCATCATTCCTGTACTTTAACCATCGTCGCCCGCTGAAACCCAGAACTCATGCCCACGGCATTTCAAGTGAAGGAGCAGAGTGTTACGGACACGCCGCTCCTCTTGTTTGATTGCCAGCTGCAGGGCGCACAAGGGGAAAGCTGGTCCACACACGCGGTTACCATAGGGGGCACGCCCTACCTGGCAAGAATCCTTCAGCACAATCTCTACGAAATCCAAACTTCCTCAGACATGGGTGTGGACGCGATACCAAAGATCTCAATTTCGCTGGCGAACGCGGACTCGCACTTTTCAGAAATCGAGCGCAACACTGGATTCAAGGGGGCTACGCTCACCGTGAGTTTTGTGTTTTTCGATCTTATACATGGAATCACAACGACGCCGGTACTGACTCTCTTCAAGGGCATTTTCAATCCACCAGACGAAATTACAGAGTCCACTTTTCGTATCACGGCAGTGAACCGGATGAACATGCAGCGGGTTCTTCTCCCGCAGGTTCGTATTCAGCGGCGCTGCCCGTGGGAGTTTCCATCGAATGCCGGGGAAAGACAAGAGGCCGTCAGCGGAGGAACCAAAGGGCAGTATTCCCGCTTTTACCGCTGTGGCTATTCTCCGGATGTCCCTGGGGGAGCGGGCAATCTGAATGGCACGGTTCCGTACACATCGTGTGGATTTACGCGGACGGATTGCGATGCACGAGGAATGTTCGGGCGGGATGGGTCGCAAAACACCACGCAAAGATTCGGAGGAATCGAGTTCCTGCCATCGGCAACGCTAGTGCGCAGTTATGGCGAGGCGGGGCGACATTGGTCCTCAGTTGCGTACAGCGAAGCCCGCTATAACGATTTTGTGCCTTTGATCTACGGGACGGTTTGGTTTTCACCTAAAGTTGTTTTCGCGCGCAACGACGGCAATCTGACGCGCATGGAAGTGCTACTGGGCATGGGGCAGATCAGTAACGTAATTAAAGTGCTGGTCAACGACATAGACATTCCGCTGGGGCATGCGGGCGCCAATATGACAGGCACCGGTTGGTTTAACGTCACAAGCACCGGAGCCAGAACTGGGGGATTCAACCCGGACTTCGCGGACACGACGGGGAACCCGCTAGGCGACCCATACGGCAGCATGGCGAGCCTCTCGGTGGTGGTGCCAAACCGCATCAGCAATGGACAAAATCTGCCGGCAATCAAGGTACTGCTGGACGGGTCAAAGCTGCCGGTTTATGCCGCTGATGGAAGTTTCGTAAGTCAGCAGTTCACCAGAAATCCGGCGTGGATTTTGCTCGACGTCCTGAGCCGGTGCGGATGGGATCTTACGGAAATCGATGTGGCAAGTTTCGCCAAAGCGGCTCTATATGCTGACGAACAGATACAGACGCAAGATCTATATGGGCAACCGATTACCATTCCACGCTTCGAATGCAACATAGCGTTGGTCACACGACGCACGGCGGGCGATATGATCCGCGGCGTAAGGAATGCGTCGCGGCTGTATCTGACATACGGAACTGACAGTTTGTTGCAGCTCAATGTCGAAAATACATTTGTGCTACAGCAGCCATCGAAACCCGATTGGAGTAACGCCGCGGGTGCGATGAATGGGGGTTGGGCAAGTTACGAATTCGGCGACGGATCAGGTGGAACGACCGGTATCATGCGCCGCGCGAACGGCGAATCCAGTGTTCGCGTGTGGTCGCGCAGTATTGCCGATACCGCAAATCGATTCACCATTGAGTTTCAAGACTCGCTCAACGAGTACCAGCAGGACAGTTATTCGGTTGTCGATGTCGACGATTACCAGAGAACGGGGCAGGAAATCACGGCGCCCATCACGGCACTGGGGATACCAAATTACGATCAGGCGGCGAGAATCCTGAAGTTCAATCTCGATCGAACGATCCGCGGTAATACCTATGTCGATTTTGAAACCAGCATTAAAGCACTGGGGTTGCAACCGGGGGACCTGATCGCGCTGACGTACTTAAAAGAAGGCTTCGAACGCCAGGGTTTTCGCATCATCAAAATCGCGCCGGACCTGAATTACCGTACGGCGGCTATCACGGCGCAGGTTCATGACGATGCCTGGTACGACGACACAAACGGTCAGGTGCCAGGAAACTCGGGTGCGAGACGTCAACCAGGCTCAGGCCTAAACGTCCCGCGGCCGCTGATCGGAACCGTGACGGATACTTATGGAAACGTGCAATTCGGAGTAACAGAAACAACTTCGCAAGCTTCCGACGGCACACCGGAGATCGAAGTAGCGGTGGCGTTCTCAGTGCCCGCGGGGGTGCCTGCCGGCGCGCCCAGCATTCCGCTGCTGAGTCTCTCGCCGGCTATTTCGAATAGTGGAGGGACGCTAGCCGCCGGACAGAATCTCTATTACGCCATCAGCGTGGTGAGCGCGGCGGCCGTGGAAAGCAACCTATCGTTTGTGGTGAGGGCGACGATATCCGCGGGGCCGAATACGAATGCTGTTACGCTGGCCGGTTTAAGCTTCCCGGCGACAGCGGTTGGATTTCAGTTGTACCGCGGCGCCAGCCCGTCGCAGCTTTACAGGATTGCGACAAACCATACCCTAGCAGCACAGATTACCGATACAGGTCTGCCGAATCAAACTATCCCACCTCCGGACTCAAGCTTCGATCATGCCAATTTTTACTGGCGGCTGGAACAGCAGCCGGAGTATGCCGCGACGTTATCTTCGGCAATATCAATCGGGAATGCCACGCTGCAGATGATCGCCAACGCGTATCAGGGAATGATCATCCGGATTACGCGCGGTACAGGCGCGGGTCAAGAGCGCGTGATTGCTTCCAACGACTCGAGCAGCCTGCAACTCAAGTCAGCATGGGACATGGAGCCGGATGCCAGCAGTTACTTTGTTGTGACAGAAACGGGCTGGCATTTAGCGGCCAGCGCGCAAGCCAGCCCGGTACAGTTCCAGATTCCTAACCGCGCCGGAGAGACGATTCATATCTCGGGAAGATCGGCGAATGCGAACGATGGTGAATCACCGCTGGATTTATGTGCGGTAACGCGATGGGTGATCGGGGGAGCGGGCGCAGTAGACGGCGATGTGCCGCCGGCCCCCACCTTTGGATTTGGACTGTCGATAATCAGTCCAGGCGCCATTGAACTTTCGGGAGTGAGCTTTCCGGATCTCACAAATACGCATACGATCACGGCCGGTACGTTAGCGATCTACTATTGGTCAGAACTCGAGCAAGTGCCCCCGCCGGCGCTGGCGTCTGCCATTGGACCGCAGGACACATTCATCGATCTGGCAACAGCCGGAGGAGCGCTGGCAGGTTCCTTCGTGCAGATAGAAGGGGAAGTGGCCGAAGTAACGGCGGTGTCAAATAACGGAACACGATACACGGTCACGCGAGGCATGCATACCAGCACGGCGGCGACCCACGCGAGCGGGACAGCTGTGTATGGGCTGGTGGAGAAAATCCAGATAGTACCTTTCGTACGTGATTTCTTCGGCAGTCCCGCAAGCGGAAGTTGGAGCTTTCCAGTGGCTTTGCCGGATTGCCGGGTGGTAAGCGCGGAGCTTTACGTCACCAATATCAAAGGAAACAGTCCGACCGGAGCAGTCTGCCTGACGCAGACTACGGATCTTGGATTGCGAACGCTCGCCGGCGGCCAGTTTTCATTTCAAGTGGAAGGGTTTCTGGCAATTGAAACTGGCGCGACGCCCGATTTGATTGTCGAGCAGACGCATTCTGTACGGGATGTATACGGAGTGGTCCGGCAGGCGTCCGGCGGCGGCCCCGTACAACTGCAGGTCAACCAGAATGGAGCAGCGTACTGTTCTTTGACCATTGCCAGCGGGGCGGTGATTTCGAACTCGGTAGCGGGCGCGTCACTTCCACCCTTAACGGCGGGAGCGAGGTTATCGCTGGACATCACGATGGTTGGACCGACAAATCCGGGTGCGGACTTGACGGTGATCATTCGATTGTGACCGGAAAGACTTTTCACCGCTGAGACGCAGAGAGGCGGAGAAATCAATTACTTATAATGAGCGATACGTTGCAGAAGCTGCGTCCGGACCGGGACCTGCAATGTTACTTCCTACGTCCAACGGCGGTGGCTGCGTTGAGCGCGGCAAGTCAGACGGGTTTCACGATCTCGGGTAGCTGGCGGCAGCAGTTCGACTGGGGGGTAATCGAGTGGAACCGCGACAACACTTTCGAGCATCCCGCCTTCCGTAACCTCCCCGATGGCGATCTCAGCGGGGTTGTGCTGAGTTATGAGGAAACCCGCCAGAACTGCATTCCGATCGACTCCACATTATTCGCAACGGTAGATTGGCCATCGCTTCGCGTCTGGGCCGAAACAAACGGTATCGAAACGTTATACAAGATACCGCTCGCGGCGCATGCCACCCCTATTGCGGGGAGTTACCAGCCGGCGACGGCAACATTCACGCTGCAAGGCACAATTACAGGTGGCGACTATGTGGAGTTAGCGTGGTCCTCGGAACACTACACATATCAGGTGACATCGGCGGATACGCTGGCATCGGCGGCACAGGCGGTGACAGATGCGATCAATACTTTCTCCACGACGATGCAGGCTGCACGAGCCGGCGCGCAAATTATTCTGACTTATGCCGGTGGCGCGGCGGGTGCGAATAGCAATCGCATTGGCGTATACGGCAATGTGAGCGGCGCAAAAACAGAGAGCTGGCAACCTTGGTTTCAGCCGCTCACCGGCGGAACATCTCCCACGAGCTGGCGAATCACGCTGGACTTCTCGACGTTGCTCGGTCCGAATGTGACGGCTGACTCCGTCCGCAAGATGCGGTGGACCTATTCGGCAGATCTGCAGCCTGGCAGTTATCAACGAACCGAATTTCAGGTGACTATTTCAAATTGGACTGTCAGCGGGACGGGGCTCAATTATCAAGTTGCCGGGGCAGGCAGCCGTCGCATTGAAGACACGGCGCCAGACCTCATATATACAGGTGCGTGGGATCAAGAGCCGGGTAACTTCTCGGGTGGCACGATTCATCATACGAGTACACCGGGTGCTTCGGTATCCTGCTCGTACCGGGCGACTCAATCCCATCAGCTTTATCTAGGCACGCGAAAGGCGACAAGCGGCGCCCAAATTACGGTGGCAATAGATAATAATGCGGGCACAAATGAAGACCTGGTCTTCGACGGCGAGGATGTGCTGGTAAGGATGCCTCTGGGAACGTTTTCGGGACTGACGCCACATACGATAACGATCACACATGCCGGGGCGGCGGGCACGGACCTCTACTTTGACTTTCTGGAACTGGCGGTTCCATCGAACAGTTTGCCGGTGGTTACGCCGAATCCCAAGTTGACGCTCGCGACCGATTGGGACACAGATCACTCGATTGCGCTGGCGCCGGAAAGAACGGCTTGGATGATTTCCTCCCTCGGCTTTATGAGCCGGGCGAATCATTACGCGGGTGCGCTGTGGCACTACGAGTTAGTGCCTCAGGGGTTCACTTATGCATCGGCGACGGTACAATTGGTGGACCCACCGAGCCTGAATCTGATCACCAGCGTCTCGATCGGCGTGGCGGGTTCACAGACCCCGCCTACCGTGATCCAGCATCTTAATCTTGTGGGAGACAGCGCGATCAGCATCGCAAAGGCATTTGAGCTCGAATTGAATAGCGGCTACACAGCTGTTTGGGCGCAGGCGAGCGGAAGCGTGCTGACGATTTACTCGAGAGCGATGGGCAGCGCGGGAAATGCAATCACGGTCTCGGCGACCATGGGCAATGTGGCGCTGCAGACCAGCGGACCGACGCTGGGCGGAGGCAACGACGGAAATTGGCGCACGGATCTTACGGTGACGCCGAGAATGAACCGGGCGGCGCGCGACTGGAGCCGCAGTTTTTTTCAGGCGCTGAAAACTTACGGCATTCAGGCGACGGCGGCGTTCAGCATGGAACTGCAGCACGGCGATCCGTCGGCTGCCGCAGGGATTGCGCAACGCTATCCCAGCACACAAGCGGTGATGCTAAATACGCCCGCGCTACAGACTAACTTCTCACCGGCGAGCACTGCATTCTGGAAGCAGGTGTATCTTGACATGGCTACGCTGCTGAAAGATGCGGCCCAAATCCCTTACTTACAATTCGGCGAAGTGCAATGGTGGTATTTTCCAGACGATGGGTCCGGGATGCCATACTATGACGACTATACGACGAGCACCTTTGCAGCGACCTATGGCCGCCCGATGCATGTGTTCACCGATAGTAATGTGTCGCCTTCTTTATACCCCCAAGAAGCGGGGTTTTTATCAGGCCTGATCGGTGCATTTACAAGCGAAGTGATGAGCTTTGTGCGGCAGACGGTTTCGAATGCAAAGTTCGAAGTGCTGTATCCGACGGATGTAAATGATACGCCGCTGAATGGTGCGGTGAACTTGCCCGCGAGCTGGAATCCGGGGACGCTGGATTGTTTGAAGACTGAAAATTTTAGTTTCACGGGCGGGCGAAATTTAGATCTGGCGAAGGGGTCGATTGGGCTTCCGATGCAAATGGGTTTTCCGATTAGTAAGAGCAGCCATCTGGTCGGCATCGCGGGTTATACGACGCCATGGCAGAAGGAAATCCGGCTGTCGCTGGCGGGGAATCTGGAATCGGTGGTTCTGTTTGCGCTGGATCAATATTGTTTGATGAGCGCGCCTCTGCCGCTGCCGGTGGGGGCGCGGCGGAGTCTATATCTGGGATAG